GGATTACAAATACTACTTCTATTGCAGCAGGAATTGCAGCACCTTTTGCTAAGGGTCCTGTCAATCAAGTAGTCACAATTGCAAATGAAAACGATCTTGTAAATGTTTTTGGAAAACCATCTTCCAACAACTATCATTACGAATATTGGTATTCAGCATCTAACTTCCTTTCATATGGCGGAAGTTTAAGAGTAGTTAGATGTGGTGGAAGTAATCTTAAAAATGCAAATGCTGGTGTTGGTGTTGCATCAACCTCAACAGTAAGTATTGATAACTATGAAGATTATCAATCAACCACTTTAACCACAGCATATTGGGCTGCCAAAAACCAAGGGTCTTGGGCAGAAGGTATTAAAGTATGTGTAATTGATAACTTTGCAGACCAAACTTTTACTGGAATTAATACTACAGGATTTTCTGTTGGGTTTGGAGTTACTCAATCTTTAAGTGGCGTTGTTCCTGGTGTTGGAACAACTTCAACAGCATCTGGTCATCTTAAAGGAATTATTACTGGAATTGGTGCTTCATTAGTCCATGTAAAGGTTACTTCAACAGTTGTTGGAGCAACAGAAACTGCTCAAGAATATACTGAAAACGGAATTTATGCCTTTAGAGCATCTTCATTAGTTGTTGTAAATAGTTCAGGAGCAAATATTTCCACAACAACTCCAACTGCAGTTCAAGATTGGTATAACAATCAAAATCTTTTAGATACTGCTAATGGAGATTATACTACAATTTCTTGGAGAAGCGTTGCAACAAAACCAAGGACAAATGGATATGTATCAGAAAGAAATGGTGGAAATGATGCTTTCCATGTAGTTGTAGTTGATAGTAAGAAAGTAGGAAACATTACAGGAAATCCTCAAGCACTTCTTGAAAAATTCCTCAATCTTTCCAAGGCAACTGATACAAAAATTTCTCCATCACAAAATGTTTATTATAAAGATTATCTGGCATTAAATTCACAATACATTTATCCTGGAGCATCTATTGGCGATGACCCAGATACTTACTGGAATGTAACCCCAGTATCAGTTAAATTTACTTCTGGATTTACTGCTCAAACCACTTCTGCTGGTGAATGGGGAGCAACTGCAGAAAATAATACTTTCAACTCAGTTGGTAATGTATCTTATACCTTAACTGGTGGACAAGATTATAGTGGAACTGGTAATGTTGGAGGATTTGCTGCAACACTGTCAGATTTTACAACTGCTTATGATAAACTTGCTAATGCAGATGATGTACCTCTAAATTTCTTACTTCAAGGTGGTACTTCATTAGGAAAAGAACAAGAACAAGCAAAAGCAAATAAATTGATTAGTATTGCGGAATCAAGAAAAGACTGCATAGCATTTATTTCACCATATAGAGAAGCAGTAGTTAATATTTCTTCTGCTGCCACTCAACTTGAAAATGTTTTGTCATTCTTCAGTCCACTGACTTCTTCATCTTATGCGGCATTTGATAGTGGATACCAATATGTTTATGACAGATTTAATCAACAGTTTGTTTACATGCCATGTTCAGCAGATATTGCTGGTCTTTGTGCAAGAACTGATATTGATCAATTCCCATGGTATTCTCCTGCAGGAAAGACTAGAGGTTCTCTGAAGTTTACTATCAAACTTGCTTACAATCCAGACCAAAACGCAAGAGACCAACTGTATTCACAAAGAATTAATCCAGTCATTTCTTCTCCTGGGTCAGGAATTATTCTCTTTGGAGACAAAACTGCACTTTCATATCAATCTGCATTTGACAGAATTAATGTTAGAAGACTGTTTATTACTATTGAACAAGCAATCAAAGGTGCTGCAGATGCTCAACTCTTTGAGTTTAATGATGCAACTACCAGAGCAAACTTTATTAATATTGTAGAACCATACTTAAGAGACGTACAAGTTAAGAGAGGAATTACAGACTTCCTCTTAGTTTGTGATGAATCAAACAACACCCCTGATATAATTGATAGAAATGAGTTTATTGCTGACATTTATGTGAAACCTGCAAGATCAATCAACTTTATTGGTCTTACATTTATTGCCACCAGGACTGGGGTTTCATTTGAAACAATTGTAGGCACAGTTTAATTTAATCAGGAGAAACAAAAATGGCTACTTTTCAACAAAGAACTATTGATGCTTTTAAGGCAAAACTAACTGGGGGTGGTGCTCGCAGTAATTTATTTGAGGTAAGTTTTGGATCAGAACAAGGTGGTTTGCCTGGAACTACTGCTACATCAACTGGAGCAACTAATTCAATTTTTTCACAATTAGGAGTAACTTTTGATGAAGGAGATTTGATGTTAATCAAGGCAGCAGGTATGCCTGCATCAAACATCACTGAAATTCCAGTTCCCTTTAGAGGAAGAACTCTTAAAATTGCTGGAGATAGAACTTTTGATATTTGGACTATTACTGTCATTAATGATGTTGACTTTAAATGGAGAAGTTTCTTTGAAAGATGGGTCAACTATATTGTAAAAGTTAATGATGGGTCTGGTTCAATCAACCCTCAAGAGTATATGGCTGATATGAATGTTGCTCAACTTTCAAGAGGCCCTGCAGTATCACCAAATGTTAAAAACACAAACAATATTGAAGTTTTAAGGAAGTATGTGGTTCGTGGAGTATTTCCAACTTCAGTTTCTACTATTGACCTTTCCTACAATAATGAAAATGAAATTGAAGAATTTACAGTAGATCTTCAAGTTCAATACTGGGAAGCATTTACAGGAACCAACGCTTCAGATATCGTCTAAATACTTCTACAGTTTAAAATTATACTATGCCAAAACTTTTTGGGTTTTCTATTGAGGATAAGCCAGAATTATCTAAAAATGCAATCTCCCCTGTCCCCGAGAATAACGAGGACGGGGTTGATTATTATATTACATCTGGTTTCTATGGGCAATATGTAGATATTGAAGGTGTATTCAGAAATGAATATGACCTGATTAGAAGATATCGTGAAATGTCATTACACCCAGAGTGTGATAATGCTATTGAAAATGTAGTTAATGAGGCAATTATTAGTGACTTAAATGATTCTCCAATTGAGATTGAATTAAGTAATTTAAATGCAAGTGATGGATTAAAGAAAATTATAAGAGAAGAGTTTAAATTTATTAAAGACATGATGGACTTTGATAAGAAGTCCCATGAAATTTTTAGAAATTGGTATGTTGATGGACGTCTAATTTATCACAAAGTTATTGATTTAAAAAAACCAGAAGAAGGTTTGCAGGATGTAAGATATATTGACCCCCTCAAAGTAAAATACATGAGGGTGGAAAAGAAGACTGGTCAAGAAGTTGGAAAGGCATATGTAGGAAATCCAACTACAAGAGATGCTTTTAGAGAGCCTGAAATTAATGAATACTTCATATACTATCCAGATTCAAGTATTCAAAAATATGCTGCCACTGGAAAAGGTGTGCAAATTGCAAAAGATGCTATTACATTTGTAACATCTGGTCTTGTAGATAGAAATAGAAAACTTACATTATCATATCTCCACAAAGCAATTAAAGCACTCAATCAACTTAGAATGATTGAAGATGCTCTTGTAATTTATAGATTGTCACGTGCTCCAGAAAGAAGAATTTTCTATATTGATGTTGGCAATCTTCCAAAGGTAAAGGCAGAGCAATACCTTCGTGAAGTCATGAATAGGTATAGAAATAAACTTGTTTATGATGCTAATACTGGTGAAATGCGTGATGATAAAAGATTCATGAGCATGATGGAAGACTTTTGGCTTCCAAGGAGGGAAGGAGGTAGAGGCACTGAAATTACTACTCTTCCTGGCGGACAAAATCTTGGGGAATTGACTGACGTTCAATATTTCCAAAAGAAACTTTTTAGAGCATTAAATGTCCCAGAATCAAGGACTGCCTCTGATGGTGGGTTTAATCTTGGACGTTCATCTGAAATTTTAAGAGATGAATTGATGTTTGGTAAGTTTATTGGAAGATTGAGAAAGAGATTCTGTCATTTATTCCATGACATGCTCAGGACAC